AACACTATCTTGTAACTCTTCTACCATTAGATGCATATGGTCGTGTGATGATGTTAACATACTATCTACTTCAGTAGTTATACCATCTAAACGTTCCATTATCCCATCTACGTTACCTTGTTTTGAATCTAAATACTCATCAAGTTTCTCATCAGCTATCTGACCACTCTCTATCAATACGTGTAAGAATTTAATATCATCTATTATCTTTCTCAACTCTTTTGTATATAAACGAATCGTTTCTGGATTTGATACATCTACAAAAGCATCTACCTGTTCTGATATTACTTCGTATTCACCCATAATGTTATCAAGTGTTTCATCAAATTCTAATGTTGCATAATATAAACCAACGCTGAAACATCCAGCACCTATTAATGTTGATATTACTATTTTTACTATTTTATTCATTATTTATCTCCAAATAGTTCTTCAAATAAATCTTGTGATTTTTTTGATAGTTGTTCTGATTGTTGTGGTTTCTTTTCACCATCATCAACCGTTAATGATTTCTTTAGTGAAGATACTCTTTGTATTGTAGCTTCTTTCTCCTCAGTTTGACTTCTATTCCACTCATCATACTCTATGTGAGTAGCCATACTATCTGCTTGGTGTAGTATGTAAGCTATATTAGATTTAAGACTATTACCCTTACCATAATTAATGTAATATTTTTTATTAGCCTCTTCATACAAACCATCAGTAAGTCGGAGACCTATATATTCAGTTTCAGTCATTGATATACCAAACTGATTAAGTAAGAATACTGCTCTATCTGTAACCGTCATGTACTGTAGTTCACTATTATGTGTGAATATCTCACCACGATTCTTTCTATGCCACTCTGATTCTTGTGGAACATAGTAATCTTTATCCATATCACCAACTTTACCTAAGTCGTGATGAAGAGCTGCGAAGATAACTTCTTCTGTAGTGAAGTCTATTGTAGCTCCCTCTGATTGCCATAGGTTTGTAATCTTCAATGCACAATCAACAACGTGAAGTACGTGTTCTACATAGCCACCAACGTGTGCGTAATGAAAATATTCAGTACCACTTGCTGGCGCCATACACATTCTATCTTCAAAATGGTCATACATCTTATTGAGTTTTTCTAATCTCTCACCCTCAAATGTATTCGTAATCAAGTTACGAAGTTGATACCAATTCTCTTGGATTTGTTCTGCTGTAAGTTGTTTCATATTGTAACCTTTATTTAATTATTAATTTTATCTACCAACTTCACCTAAATACTTTTCTTTTGTTTCTTCCCAACTTTTACCTACAATATCAGAATAAAATAAAGATTCAGGTTTTAAATTATTATTATCGTGAAGTTTTATATATCTTTTTATAGCTTTTGGTTTCCACCAATTCATAATGTAATCAACATCATTTACAAATTTTGGTTTCATTACAAGTTCTTTTTCTTCTATTTCATTTCGTAAGAACTGAAAACCGTTGTCGTACATATTTGCAAAAAACACACCACGTTTAAATCCATGTTGATATTTAGATTGTGATATTCCAATCTCATTAAATATGATACTTAAAATTCTTTGTTTAACTCCTGTTACAGGACCTGACTTACCACTCTTTTGCTCAATTTTCTTTTTATACTCATCAGTACGATTTTCTTTAATCCAATCATGCCACTTTTCATAGAACTCATCATCAGGTTTCAATCCAACTTTACCAGCTGATTCACCAAGTGTCTTCCAATGTGGAATACCATTGTATTGTGAATGTATTCCATAAAGAGAAGTAGTGGTTACACCAACTAAAATGTCATTATATTCACTATACCATTTATCTCTTATAGTTGATGAAGTAACAAGAGCAGATATTAATTTACCACCAAGAAAGTTAAAACCTAACGGTTGTGTTGGAATAATAGAAGTTCCAATAGTTGTATTATTTAATTTATGGTGGTCAAATTTATTTTCTTTATTCCAGCCGATATAATCATCTCTTACTTTAAGTGAAGTTACATCAGAACCAACTGATATAACACCAAGAAAGTTTTCTGTAACTTTATCTTTTACATAAAATTTTATATTACGACCTGGATTTGCTGAGAACTCCATTGATGAAACCATAGTTCTAAGTAACGACCACTTTCCTACTGATTCTGCAATATGAACATATGGTTCAAGTTTTTCAATCTCAGATATAGTTAGGTTTTTATCTGTAATATCTGTAGGTTTCCATATTCTATCTAATAGATTTTCATAGTGGCTAACCTTATTACCTAACTTATATTCGTCAATATTTAATTCTTTCCATTTTTTATATAGAGTTGATTCTTGAACTGACATAGTTTTTAGAAAATCCATGTGTTCTACGAATGCTTCCTTTTCTTTGTCATAAGGAAACTTTGTATCTATATCAAAAAAGTTGTCTATGCTAAAACTCAAAGATATATCCTTTGTCCTGTACCAACGTGTTGTTCATACCATAATCCTTTAGTATCGTGCCATACATATGGTTTTTTTGGATTCTCATCCCAACCAAATTGTGAATAGTATTCATAGTCTTTACGAAGTAAGTTAGCTCGATGTGATGCGTGAAATTTTTTATTACCTAACCAATGTGGAAATTCTACCATATCATCTTTAATCATTTCATCGATAGAATAAAATTCCATATTATTATTATAACCACGACTAATCCATTCTCTAATCATAATATTAGTGTAGTGTTTTAAAGCGTTTACGTATGGTTTCCACATAATAGTAGCGGGATGATTAACCCAACCTTTTTGCGTAGGGTTATTGATAGCGTTGATAATTTGCATACCCTCAACTCTTTGTTTACCCAATCGTCTCCAATCAAGTACTTGAGCTGATTGTTCAAAGCTCTCATATGGTAAGAATGTTTGCATTATAACCTTTTTTTTTATTCTGAAACTGCCCAAGCTAATTTTATAATTTCTGCCTGAGGAAACATATATTGGTCAACGTCTTCCGACTCAAGTATGTCGATACGATTAACCCAACGTTTATTCATTGTATCTCTAACTTGATATACGCCATCCTTATGGTCTGTACCACGTAATAGTATCCAATCTCCATATTCGAGAAAACCACCCCAGCGTCTCAAAAGATTTCTACTCACCGCTATGAATTTGTAGTTAGAAGCTTCTCTAACTTTTATGCGCGTTCCATCCGCGAGAATGTTCGGTGTAGAATCTGTTTGACGTGGTACTGGTTGATACATAGTTACTTTAACTGGAATACCAACATCAGTATATTTTCTCAACTCAAACTTCAAAGAACTATTTTCATTTTCTAGCTCTTCTACCATTACATCGTATTTACTCTTATAGTAACCTAACGCTTTTTTACTACCTACCATATTTACCAAAAGTAAACATACTGCAAATAATAGAAACTTACTAAGATTACTGTTCATATCTGTTTCTCCATTCCTATTACTATAATTATCAAGTTTATCCATATAACCTCTATATTTTTTTAAAATTCTTCTTCGTCATAATCCTCAAAAGGATCACTAAAACCAACTTCAGCTTCAAGTTCTTCTATTAATTGTTCTATTATAACCCAAGAATCTTCATTGATAGCTTCTGTTAGTTTTTCTAATATATCGTTATTATCCATTTTTTGTCCTTATTTTTGTACCTGAAATTTCCTTAATTTCTTCAGGTGGTTTGTGTTCAATGACATCGTAACCTACATCTCTACCATAGTTTATAGATTCGATATCTGGTATTTCAATAAATTTAATCTTCCCATCTTTTACTTCGTTTGGGTATAACTTTGATACTTGCATCTTTACTTCGTCTGGAGAGTATGATGGGTTTTCTATCTCTCTTATACCTATCAAGATATTTTTTTTTAACTTCAATCTTTCCTCTATTAACCATCTATGTCCCTCATGAAATGGTTGCCACTTACCTACAAACATCGAGTATTTCATTTACACTCTCCTCTATTGATTGGTTTGTAGTATCAATCATATAATGATTCTTTAGTGGTGGTTCAAAATTATCAACCCAATACTTTTCTTTATCGGTTGGTCTTGTTGAGTTTATCCAAAATACATTACCATATCTTAAATCACGATAAGGTGAAACCAAAGATACTATAACTAAATATCCTTTACTTTCCATAACCTTTGCCATATCAATAGCAAACTGAATATTCTTTCTACGACCTCTTTCTGAGTAATCTTTATTATCTAAAACGTCACGTAAGTCATCACCATCAATGTTAATAACTTTATCATTGTTAAACCTACGAACCATCTCTTTAGCTAAAGTTGTCTTACCAGCGCCAGGCTGACCTGTTAACCATATTACTTTTTCCATTTATAAACTATCTCACTTTTTAGACTTTTTGTTACCGAAGATTTTTTCCCAATTTTCTGCGTACTTGCCGATATTGGATACTCTGTTTTTATCACCTTTTCCTGCTTCTGAGTATTTTTTTGTTTTACCACCTATAGTATCTCCTTTTTTTAACTTAGCCATCGCGCTTCTCAAAACATTCTACATCACAATAGTAGGATGTGGTAACTTTTTTATCACCTTTTAAATCCATTCTTTTTGTATGTTCTGCTCTGATATTGTATATAGGATATTCTCCATAACCTACACTTGGAACACTTTGATATACATATGGGTCTGTTTTCATAGTTCCACACGTATGACACTTTCTTCTGATAATTACCTTTTCAGGTCTTTTTTGTTTTCTTGGCATTATGTTATTGGTCCTCCTACATAAATTTCCCAATCACCACTTTTCACAAGTGGTTCTGCTTTTTTCCACTTTAACTCTTTTGTTTCATTACCATCAGTAATCATAACTCTTTCATTCCTACCAAACTTTTCTGTAGTAGTTATGGTAGTTATAACTTGTCTATCGTGAATAGTCATACCATTAAGATGGTCTATCTCATGCTGAACACATATAGCTTCAAGTAATCTTAACTCTTCATCTTGTCTTTTATCCGAACCCTCTTCCCAACTACCTTTACCATCACTTGGGTTTTCTGCTCCACTAAAATACCAATCTGATTCTTCTTGTTCAGTTTTTATAATAATATTTTTATATCTTTTAGTCTGAATACCTTTACCTTTATAAGATAAACATCCCTCATAATAAGGAACTTCTTCCCATTGTTTAATTATTTTTGGATTGATTAATATTAATGGTTTACGGACATTAACAACAGCAACACTAGCATCAATCCCAACTTGATTAGCAGCCAGACCAATACCATCTTTCCGCTCGTTGAGGATATTGAATAAGTCTTTTGCAATAGATAATCCCTCATCTATAGTTACCTCTTTTAGTTTTTTGTTTATTACTGGGTTGTCTTCTTTAAGACAATTAATTACTTTTTTCACGAAAATAAACCTTTCATATAACCCAATAATCTTTTCCAATACAATCCGATTGATGTAAGAAACACTCCACCACTTATTAGTAAGCTTGGATGTGAAGTTTCACCACACAAACCAATTAGATGTTTTATAAAATGTAAAAAGTCATTCATTAAATTCTCGGGTTATTATTATTATCATACATCTTTAATGCTATATAACCTAATAGGAAAACTACGATTAATTCAAACACTATCTTACTCCCAAATTCTTGCTAATCTGCGAACAAAACCAAGTGTAGCTCCGAAACCAAATGCCATTCCAGCTATTTGTAAGTTTCCCATATACATACCAAAAGCTGCTAATATGTAAGCTGCAAACCTAACTACACCATATAGTGAAAAATTACCACTAGCTTCTACGAATTCTGTTTTTCTCATTTCTTACCCTTTATTTATATTGTGATTTAAAAAATCTTTTTGTTTTTGTACAGCTTTTTTCAGAGCTGCTTTCTTATCTTTTGCTCGATCTAAAAGTATTTGTTGTTGTGTCCTACGTTTAGTTTTTACTTTAGCTTTAGTTATTTTAGTAGGTGGTAAAGTTCCTTTTAATTGTTTTGCTTCAACACCTTTGTGAAACACATTACCATCTTTATCAACAAACTCTGCCATAAAGTGCCAACCTGCTGGTCGACCTGTAGGTGTATAACTTTTCTTTTCTTCTGGCATACCTACTGCCTGTAAAACACAAATAGAACAAGTTACTTTTACTGCATCGTCTCCAATATTTTCTACCCAACGACCACATTTGTGACATTCTAATGAACTCATCATTTACCCCACTTTCCATTTTTTACGATTGTAGCCATAATACCATAATTGGATACATCAAGAAATGCATCTTCCATTGGTTCTCCCTCAACTGCATTATCTCTACCACCCATCAACAAAGTTTTTAACCTCTGTATCTTATCGTTCATTCTAAACCATAATCCCGTAAGTGATAATTTAATCTCTTCAGGAGTGGTTAGTTGCGAACCAACAGATATATTACCTGGACCATAATCGTGTTGTTTGTGTAAGAACAATACATATTGTTCATGTTGTAATCTTTTAAACTCTTTAGTCATCTGAGGCCATTCTTTTTCCATCTGTTTTACTACATCATAACTACTCTCACGACCTTGTGCGTGAGCTTGTTCATCAATATCCTCAGAATAATTTTTGAGTGTTTTAGTTTCTTTTATTACTTTCATATATTACCTTTATTTGAGTGCAGGACTGGATTCGAACCAGCGAATAATGGATTTGCAATCCACCCCATTAGACCACTCTGGCACCTGCACGGCCCATACTGTTTACCCTTTGTAGCCATTTATTATCCTGCACTTTTTTAATATGTTTACAATGAACTATACGTAACTTGTGTCGAAATTGAAAAGCTTTACAATCACAAGCCCACTCTAACCTTTTCCTATCGAATCTAATATCGTATGGTTTACCTTCAAGTTTGTGGTGTTCCCAATCATGTTCATCAATTACGACACCATCAAATACATCCATTAATTTTTTGACTATCTTATGCATTAATTATACATTACCTGCTATCATAAATACAATAAACACAAAAAATATCCAAACTAATGTTAGAAATTCTGCTACTGTATGGAGTTTTTGTTTAAATGATAACTTATTCATTATTTATTTCCTTTATTTAACACTATAATATACGACATAAAACTGTATCTGGCAAGCTTTATTTTACTATCCTTTATCCACTTCAGTTGTGTATAATTCCATCTCTCTAAACTCAATATTTACTTTAGCATACTTCATAGTTAAATTTTCAAGTTTCTTTCTAAGTTTAGGCCACTGTACATCTCTTCTTTTTTTAGAAGTATGGTATACAACCCAAATAATTCTCTTATGTTCATCAGTTTTGTTTTTGTCATAAATATCCATTATCCTGTCCCATATCACATTACCTGATGCACCACTCCAAACAAAGGCGTCAGTTGTAAACTCTCTAACTTCTTCTAAATATTCTTCAAGAATATATTCATGTTTATCAGTATAATCCATAACAACCTTACCAGCTTCTTCTGCTTCTTGGTTATCAATAGCTGCTTGTGTCATATCATATGCTGTGTTAACTGAACTTGTAGACAATCCCATGTCAAATAAGTGTTGTTTAATATCAGGAGACTTCCAAGCTCTACCACAATTGTAAGCACTTAATAAAAACTTTTTACCATCTTCAGGTTTTGCAGGAGAGGAAATTTCTTTTTTAGAGTTTAATAAATCACCCAATAAAGTAATTCCATCGTCAGGAATATTTTTGTGTAACTCTTCAGTTATAACAATAGGAGTTAAAGAAGTTGTATCTTTGTATTTGGTTTTCATATATGCCTGAATTGTGTGTGCTCCACCAATTCTAAGTTCTTTATAAAAAACACCATCATACTCTCTGTTTTCTAAAACAACAGGAGGTTTTGAGTTAACTGTAGAACCACCACTTCTGTTAATAGCGTCTATAATATCATTTAAATTATCTTTATCATACTCTAAATCTCTAACTTGAGCTTTAGGTATGTCACTCAAATCAACAACGGCTGTTGCTTCTTTTAAATACTCACCACCACCATTATAAACTATATCTAAAATAACATCAATAGCTTCTCTGTTCAAATCTTTAACGCCAGACTGACCGTTTGTTTTATTCCAATAATCAGAATTATTTTTGGCGTCTACTTCAGTTAGTAATTCATGTTCTAATTGTATCATTTCTAATTTAGAACCAAACTTAATTATTTCAAAAACTAAATTTGCATTTGAATCTGAAAGTAGTTTTATTAATTCTTCATCAGTTGTTGAATTAAAATAAACTTTACCATTTTCTTTATGGTATCCAATATAAGTCTTATTTAGTTCTTTTGAACTAATTTTATAAACATAAGAATCAGCCCACTCAGGCTTGTTTCCTTTAATAACTTTCTTAAACCCTACAGGTTTATTTTTATCAGTTAAAGTGTCAATCCAATTCATATTTAATTTACTCATTTTAAAACCTTTATTTATTCCCTTTAATTACTATCGTAATATACGCATAAAATACTATGCCTGGCAAGCTTTTTTTTATATACCCATTCCTACTTCTACTTTACTAACTAACCATTCAGCTTCTTCATTACTCATAAACTTTCCACATACATTATCTACGATTTGTTTATCAACAACATCTAATGAGTTATACCATTCATATGCATCTCTACCATCTTCAAAATCCATATCCATTACATTTGTAGGTTCATCAAAACCAATACTACTATCAGCCATCATAGGGAAAGTATCCCCACTAACTGTATCTATTACACAACCAACACTAAATAGATTTTCTAAAGTTTCAACGCTACTGTTTGGATTTTCTTTTAGATATTCATACAAAGTCATTTTTATTCCCTTTATTTAACACTTAAATATACAACATAAAAGCTATGTCTGGCAAGCCTTTTTTTCACTTTTTTTCATAAATCTTTGATACATCTTATTTAAGGCTATTTTCTGATTTTTCGTTAAATTTCCCCATTTTTTAATATTTTCGTCAATAGAATCTAAAAAATCTTCTGAACGTGCTACATATACATCATCATACTTACACTTATGTAATAGTTCCCTAACTATTTTTGTCTTACCAATAAGTCTTTCAACTTCCATACGTTTCTTTTCAATCTCTGCTGTACTGTTTCTTTTGATTATATTATGAATAGCAGTTAACATTTTTGGTGTTATCTTACGACCAGCGATAAGAGCAACATACATTTCAGTAGTAAAGTTGTCTGCTTTTTTAGTTTCAATTAGAAATTTTAATTCTTTTATTTCTTTAGAATATGTTTTTTTATTAAAAGTCTCTGTCTCTTTCATTTGTTCAGGACTTTGTTTTTTATAAAATTTTGGTTTTGGTGTAATTTTCATATCTGAATATACGAATAAAAACTAGTACTTGTCAAGCCTTTTTTTTATATGTGTTCACCACAATCAGAACATATATCGTGAAGAATTATATCTCCACCACAGCAATCTGAATAATCATTATTTAAAATCATAATATTTCCTTTTTAATTAGTATATAATATACGACAAATAAATGAGAAAGTCAAGCCTTTTTTTTAATTTTTTTTACACCCTCTGTATGTGGTGGATCGTAAGGGCAATTTTTACATCCTAAACCACAACAATATCCACGAGATAATAACTTCTCTTTTGACATTGTGGTATTCATTTTATTTTCTTTTTAAACAGTATGAGTAATATCCGTTCCAATCTAAAGTTAGATATACCATCTCATAATCATAGTTATGTAAAAAGTCGTGTACGGCTTGTTTTACACCATAATCAAAATGATTTATATAATCATAATTAATAAAATCATGACCCATAATATATCCATCATCTTTTACTTTATCTTTGGAAAGTAATAAATCTTTTACTACTGATTCGTAGTCGTGAGCTGCATCTATAAAAACCCAATCTAATGTCTCATCATCTAAGCTATTTAAAAAACTTTCTGATGTTTGTTTTCTTTTTATATAGTTTGGATTCTTAGACCTTTTAATAAAGTTATCAGTTAATCTCTCTTCTAAATCCATATCTATCCAAGTATCAACTAAATAAAATAATTGAGGTTTTATAATTTTAGATATTACTCTTGAGAACTCTGCATCCCAAATTCCCAATTCTGCACCGATTGAATCTTGAGGCATTTGTCGTATCAAGTCAACTCTTGTTGGTAATACCTTACAATTTTGTAAATGGTAACTTTTTAATTCTTTCATGAAATTCGTAGTAAGGGGGCCAGTTTCCTAGCCCCCCATAATACTATTTTAGAAATTGACAACTAATCCAATGTTAGCATAACGTGGTGTTCCTAAGAATACCTCTGCGTTATGTGGTAGGTGCATCTTGTCACCAAAACCATTATATTGTGAGTTATCAACTGCGTCTTGAACATAGATTGCGTCAAGAGCGTTAAATATATGCCCTGTTAAAGACATATCTAAACCACCAATCTTAGGTAGTTTATATGAACCATGTAAGTCTAAACGATTGTATGCTGGCGCCATCCATACTTGTTCTCTGTCGGCGTTAACATCACTACCATCATATTCACGTGCATTAGGACTCCAATCAGAATAGTTGTTATCATACATCTTAAAGATACCTGATAATCTCAATCCTTTGATTGGTGTAAGTTCTGCACCCACGACATATGCTGTCTGTGGTTGGTCACCTACCATTAATCCATCAAGTGCATAAGAGTAAGGTGTTGATTTTAAACCAATTACCTGACCATCTGCATTGTACTCATTTTCTTGATAGTTACCATCTGCGTCTCCATCAAACTTCCAATTACCAAATGATACTGCTCCGTTAAGACGAACCATGTCATTAAGTTTCATTGAACCTTCGATTTCAAGTCCCTGGTGTTTTTGGTCTATTCCACTTAGGAATATAACATCAGTATCTCCTGAATCACCTTGACCTGTAGTTACAGATTTAGTTAGGTTTCTATCTTTCCAATCAGTATTGTAAGCACTTACTTTAACTGCGAAGTTATCTGAACTAAAGTTAATACCAGCTTCTGAACTAATGAAAGCTTCATTAGCAGGGTCTGATGCAACTGTTCCGTCAAAGTAGATTACGTTATCCATTATAGGTGGTTTCTGAACATAGCCTGTGTTAGCAAATACACTAACATTATCGTCTACGTCATACATAGCTCCACCCTTAACTTGGAAAGTTGAGATAGCGTCTGCTTTGATTACTTCGTTTGCTACTGTAAAGTGGTCTTGGTAAGAGTATTTGATACTTGATAATCCACCCATACCATAAACATTAAGTTTATCTTTGGTGTAATTACCTTGAACAAATCCACCTAACCAATCAACTGTAGTACTATTATGATATGCGATGATATCACCAAGTTTTACAATCTTACCATCTGATGCATTATCGTCTGCGTAGTCTACATAGTAGTCACCACCAAGTAAGTCACGAACTTCACGAGCGTGTTCTATACCAGCAGTTCTCCAATCAATACCAACTTGTAGTTCTAATTCATCACTAACTTCATAGTTAAGTTTTGAAATCAAACCATAAGTATCTTGTCTATTGATTGAGTTACGAAGAATACCCTTTGAACGATTTTCAGTTGCGTGAAAATCAGTATCAACTCTGTCTGAGTTGGTTGCAATAGCTGCATCCCAATCCCATCCCCAGGGTGAACTTCTGTACCACT